AACAATATGAGTGCATAAGCCAGCTTTCTGACGTCTCCGGTGCTTGTGCTTGCCTCTGTATTCGTAAGCTCATTCAACTTGATTGCATGCGTGGAGTTAGCAGTGCTAAGTGTGATATTCTTGTTTGCAGAAGAATACGAATATCCTGTTCCAAAGAAGGACGATGGAGATTTATCGTATGGCATATTACGGCTCCGGCTCTACGGAAAGCACACCAGCTTCAGGTACTAGGTCAAATGTGAACGTGAACCTATCAAGGATTCCAACACCATCAGTCTGAAGGGAAGTTTGTATTGCAGTTCGAACGCTTTGAGTATCGATATTATTGACCAACTCGCAGATCGAAAAGCAAATCTCACGAAAGTCTCCCGTTATTGGATCTGCCTCGCTTTCGGTAAGGTTTGGTAGTGATATTGATGGGTTTGCCGAGAGTGCTGATGTTCCAGTTGCAGTTGAAGAGGAAACAAGCCCTGTAATCGTAACTGTTGGATTTGTCGTGTACCCAGTCCCTCCGTTTGTTATGGTTACACTATTTACTTGGAATGTAGGGATTTTTACGATGTTTGAGTTCGTTAATCCTCCACCCGTAATAGTAATAGACGATGAAGTACTTCCGTTACTGGGTACATTAGAGTTATTAAGGATCAACATTTGATCATAGCTTTCCGTTCCAACGGCATTCACAAGCTCTGCCTCTGTATATAGTCCGGTGCTTGAAACTTGTAGCTCTCCAGTATAACCGGATCCTGCGGTAGTTACGCTTATTCTACTTGAAGCTGTTGAAATTGGCATCTTGAATGCCTTGATAGCAAACGCTGAAGTGCTTATTTCTGTGGTTGCATCAGAAAAAACATCTAAATACCCGCCGATATCTCCTGTGCCGTCCGAATTCAGGTATATATTAGTAGCACTGGCTTGACTTATGTTAGTGGCGTATTTTCCACCGCCATTGTATGTTATAGCATTTGATCCATTTTTTTGTGCTGTATATATCGTTAATTGAGCTACTGGCACCCCATCCGGATCCGATTCAAGGCAGGAATAGTACATAGCGTTTGAGTTTGCAGTAGTCCACGTCATAGGGGACGCAACCCATTCACATTCAGGGTCGCTTGTGAAAAGGTTTGCAACGTGTGTACCACTGTCGTTTTTTATTAGCATATCAGCATTTGGCACATAAATGTTCCCAGTATTCATGTCCCTGAATGTCGTAGGATAAACGTCGTTCGTATTTACAGTGAAAGATGCAGAACTTCCGTATGGGCTTGTAGCCCCTATAAATACTGATGGTTGAAGTGCGCCATCTGTTCTGAAGTACACAGTTCTGTTAGCCGGATGAATCTCGTATCCGGTTACTAAATAATACGGTTGCGTCATTTTTAGCTTCAGCGAAAGGTTGTTTAGAGTGCCTTTAGATTCAGCAGTATTCCAGCTAGTCGGAAATATCGTTTGAGCGTCGATACGGCCAGCACCATTTGTGTTTATTGTCGCAGTCCCAAGCACTGTATTTGTATCGGAAGCATTAACAATCTGCACGGGTACAGAGGCAGATATTGGGTAACTTCCGCTACCAGCATTTCCTTCTTCAAAGTCACCATCATCGTTTGGCGTATAAGGAGTAGAAAGACTCGCAACGTGTAGTGATGATGAACTATCAATCGACACCGAAGCGTCTGAATATGTCGTGTTTTCTCTAAACACCGAAACTGTTGGGGTTGTGGCACTGTCAAAGAACATATTTATGTTAGGAGATACTGTCGCTAGGCCAAAGAGAGGGGTTATCTCCAATCCATCACTTGTAGTTATCTGGACTGACTCTGGTTGGCTTGTTTGCAGTAAGCTCGATGCGCCCGAACCCGCCGGCGCAAAAGTTAAGGTTCTTAATCCCATGTTTGCCGTTGCCGTTGCACCGCTTCCTGATCCTCCTGAGAATGCGATTGGAGCAGTTGGCGTAGTGTAGAACCCCCCATCAGTTACCGAAACGCTTGCAACTTTCTTTCCCGTGTACCCCGCAATCGTGAAGGATATGGTATCCCCCGTGGCAGTGTAACCGTCGATATACTGGGCTGGGGGAAAATCGGCCATTTTGTCTATGAATTAGGTTCGTTAGTTAGTGCGTCAAGCATAGCTTCTGCGATTTGCCTGAATGGATTTCTCTGCGTTGAGCAGATCCCTTGGTAGTCCTCTTGTGGATGAAGGAGCAAGATATGGAGTTGCGCCATCGATTGTCGCTACTGCGATTGATAGTGCCAAAACATCGTCGTCGTGATTCCCACTCATCGCCTCGGCCTTGCCAGAATCCGTAATTACGAATGTCTTAAGTTCGGAAAGGATGTTTGGGCAATAGATATTGATTCCGCCACCATCCAGATCCCCGTCTCTGATTGCCGTGGCTAGTGTTTCAATCGCAAGTGTCCTTGTCTTTTCGGTTGTTTGCCATCCAAGTGCCTTCGCCTTCTTGGATTCACGTAAATTGAAGATTTCACGTTGGTAAATCGGCGTTTGGGCGTCCTTTAGTAGTTCAATCAGGGCCAATCCGGAGTTATTTACCTCAGGAACGACCATGCAACCACCAAAGAACCTTGAAAGCCTGTCCACAAATAGGGCCAGAACGTCAATATCCACCCTGCAAGGTGGTTTTAGCCTCCCAACTACGGAAGGCGGGATCCATTTGCCGGATACGAATGCTCCGGATGCCAAAACTATCACTGAATGACAGTCCGGTTCTCTTGTAGATCCAGCCACCTGACTCGCCCCCGTCATCGTATCGACCCCAATCAGATACCGGCGACCGTACTCAGGCTTTTCCCATAGCCATAGCCACGCTTCGGCGGATCCGGTAGGCCGGAATACAACCGAATTGCCGGAAGGATCCAATACCCCTTCTGTTCTCTGCTTTTTTCTGGTAAGAACTTCGATCCTCTCAACCCCTGACCGGTCAAACCTTGGCCGGCCTGACGTTAAGAAGCATGAAACGTCATCGGTGGGGTATTCCTGATTAAAAAGCTCGGCATCTCCACCGCATTTTTCGCCCACAATCCGGCGACGCCACGCAAGATTCGGTATCGTCGCACCCAAACCCATGAGATTTCTTTCAGAATCCGTCATGGACTCCTTAATTTCCCCCTCCTTCTGAGGTGGAAGCGTCTCGACCGAATCCGCAAAGCTATACCAAGGCCAAAACACACGGATAAACCCGTTTCCCTTCTTTCCTTTTTTGAAATCCTCAAACCATACTGCCTTTTGCCACCTCTCATAGAATGCGCCGGATGCCCCGTTCGGTGTAGATTCGACAATGACTAAGGTTTTCGGCTCGTCGGGAACGCAATTCAGGATCGAAAGAAGTACGCTTTCGGCATTCCGTTCGCCACGCTTCTTCCAGTGTGCCACCTCGGACGCCAAGACGACCTGAAAGGTGGACGACATGCCGGCCCGTGGATCGTTTGCCGTTTCCTTGTGACAACTTGAATCATTTGAAAATGCCAACTTGGTCTTATGCCATTCGTTACCCCATGCGTGATCGTCCATGTCGGCATACCGACTAAAGATTTCCGCAAGATTGTTTGAAGTATCCAACTCATCCCCGATCAAAGCGCACCTAGCACCGGAAAAGCGACGTAGGAACGTATAGACGCAAGCGCACGAAACCGTTGAAGATCCCTTTTGGCGAGGCTTAAGGATAACGATTCTAGGACGCTCGTTATTTTCGATACACCACTCAATTACTTCTGAAACAAACTTCTGGAAATCATTCGGTTTGGGCCTAACCAGATTACCGGCCTTGTTCTTAATGATTCCGGATGTTGCCATCCAGAGAGCAGGACTCGTTTCGATTACTGAATCCAGACTCATAAACCGAGAATCCTGTGAAACGGGCATCGACTCTTCCCGTCCTTTTTCCAAACCCGATCCCTGTAATACGATTCGTGAGCATCCATCTTAAGTTTTGTTTTATTGATCTCAGCCAGATCCTTCTTACTCAGCGTCCCGCAAGAATGTCTCCCGCCCATCTCCGACCGCTTAAAGGGAATAGCCTGAACCAACGGTGTTCCCTGCTCTATGATTCCGGAAAACTTTGGATTCTTAAGGACGAAGGGAAAGTTAATCTGATTCTTAAACTTGTCGCATTCAACGATTGCAGAGAAACATTCAAATCTAGGATCTGCCCTATTTAGGGGAGGCACGAACAATACCGACCAACCGGCGGGAACATGGATATGCCAGAAGTTTGAGAACTTAAGCGGTTGGGCCGGATGGGATGGATGAGCCTCGCCACCTAACTGCCAAGGTTGGTGCATCCCTATGATTTTCGTCGGGAAAGAACTATCCGTTGTGACAATCGATCCCTTCTCGGTTGAAACAAGTTCAACGTCACCGGCCAGAGGAATGATAAAGCCGGCGGAAAGAGAATCTAGGAATGGGGCGCATCTCTTGACTGTTCCCTTGCTTAACCCCTGATTGCCTATCCGGTGCGGAAGTTTCTTGTACCAATCCGGAAGAAACTGACTCGCTGGGTAAGGCTCAGGGATAACCCCCTTGAAACGTTCCTCGCAAAGAAACCGAATCCTTGGGGAAAAGATCATATATAGAAAGCCCCGTCTGCCCCCCTGTTCCTTGCTGATGCTGTATTGTAAGGCTTATCCAACCTCTTGCGTAGCGTGGATCCATCGATAGGCGAATGGCACATCCTGAGCAGTAGATCTAGGTCAGGAGATTTTAGAAAGTTTAAGAGATCCACTACCTCCCCGTCGTGGCGCATCGTGGTTACTTTACTGTCTTTTCCAAAACCGTATTTTTTTAGGGATCCGACTTTTTTAAGTTTATCGACGATTCCTCCGGCCCGAAGATGGCGATATTCGTGAATCGCCTCGGCGACGACCGCTTCGATCAGCTTTACGCAATTTTCGGCGATGTAGCTTTTTTTTGTGCGTTTTCGTTTTGTCTTTCGGCCAGAAATAGAGGACGGACGTTTCACCTTGGATAATTCCTTTTAGACTTGATGTAATTGTTCGCCCCATGAGGTTGTCAGATTAACAACAACATCCACCTTAGTAAAGCTCTGAATGTCGAGAACCACCATTGGCTCACGATCCTGCCAGTCCCGAATCTGACCTCTTCCCCCA